GTTCAGACGTGTGCTCTTCCGATCTTTAAAATCAATCATCCAATTACACCTCCATATCCGATAAATGCCAGCCGGAATGATCCATACTGGACCGTCCATTCATCTGCATAATCTATCTGATACTCCACGTCGGGCATATAGCAGTCCATCGTTACATAATTGCCGATTTCCGGCATCCATGCGGTAACAAGCGATTTCTTTTCGATTGCATGGGAATATTGGGATCTGATGTTATCCATCAGTGCACGCAATGCTTTCTCATCTATATCTCCCGGTGTTTCCCATTCTGTTTTAATTGAGACATTGCTCAATGCCTCCCGGTGCAATACTCCGTTCGCATCCCGGTAAGAATCAAGATCCTGTCCCTTGATCCCACATTTATACTTCTTTGCCTCTATATACCGGAAAGGAACTGTGTAATTGCCTACTTTTATTAAAAATCCGCTGTATGCCATTTATATGCTCCTCTCCTAAAAGTCAAATGCCGGACTTCCGGTTCTCCGGTAATAGTCGTTTGCCTCTTCCTTTACAATTTTGAAAATCTTTCCTTCGTCCGCTACGATCCGCACCGTCTGCACTCCTTTCATCTCACTTGCGATCATTTCTGCAAGCGGCTTCATGTAAGACAGGTTATTTTCGAGCGGAAGTACTGCTTCGCGTCCTGCTTCTCCGATGTTTGCGAGAGTGCTGCCGGTTGTGATACCACCGTTGGCAAGTTTGTTAATGTTCACATGCTGGATAGGCGGAATAGAAATACCAAATTTATTTCCACCTATAATAGGCACCCAATCAGGAATGTCCCATGATAACTGACCAAGGGCACTCGTCATGGCATTAATTCCATCAATCATTTTATTTGCCATATTCTCTACACCGCCAAGCATAGTATTGATAATATTTTTGACTCCGCCCCACATATTTTGAAAAATGTTCTCCACCTTTTCTTTCATATTATTAAGTGTGGTAATGACGTTGTCTTTTACATCCGTGAATGATTTTTTCATATTATCTTTGAATTTTTCAATGATATCACTCACTCTTTCCCACATACCTGTCAATCCAACTTTGAGTCCCTCGATGATATAATTGCCCATTTCTGCCATGACAGTCGATGGGGAATGGATGCCAAAAGCATTCTTGAATCCTTCGATAAATGGGTTAAAAATATTCTCTACAATCCATGTTCCGACATTTTTCAATGCATCCAGTATTCCGTTATAGAGTCCCTCGATTACATTTCCACCAGCCTCTTTAATGTAGTCATTGAAGTAATCCTTTACATTATCCCAAGCGCTTTCGAGTAAGTCCCAAATACTATCCTGTAACTCAATAGCGGCCTTTAATGCCTGGAAAAGAAGTTCTGCAACACTCTCCATTGCACTCGCCCAGTCAAATCCTTTCAATAAATCCGCTATGCTTTGCGCTATGTATGTTGGTATCCCGCTCCAATCAATCTCATCAATTACACCACTAAGAAAATCACATAATCCCGCCAGTGCGCTTGATAATGTATCTCCGATAACTCCCCAGTCAAGCGTTTCAAAAAATCCTCCAATGGCATCAATGATCCCCTGTCCCAAGGCTTTCCAGTCTGTATTTTTTATTATTTCATCCAAAAATGCGAGTAACCCTGTGACCGCAGTTCCGATCGTTTCTCCGAACTCCGTCCACTTGATATTCTGGATTGCATTTGACAATGCCTGTCCTACGCTCTGCCCCATTTTTCCCCAATCGAGTGTCGAAACAAATCCATATGCTGTATCAATAGCCGCATTCAAACCATTGCTGATCGTTGTCCCCAACAGACTCCAGTCCAAATTATCTACCAAACCGTTTATTCCAGTAGCCAGTCCGGATCCCAGTTTTGTCCAGTCAACTGTTTCTAAGAATGTATTCAAAAATATAAGTGCTGTATTAATTCCCTGCGCAAGTGTATATCCTAATAAATTCCAGTCAAATTCACTTACGAACCCATTTATCAACGTACCAATTCGTTTTCCTGTCTTTTCTGCTTCTGCCTGGATAGAATCCCACGGAATACTTTTCATTGCACTGTTGAGCTTATCTGCAATGATTTTTCCGAGTTCTGTCCAATCCTCACCGGATAGTATATCTTTTATCTTTTTAATATTGTCTGATATCGGCATATCTTCATATGACACACCTGCAGTTCCGTTTCCGCCGCCACTGCCAGAATCATTTGAACTGATAACATTCAGTTCATCAAATCCCTGTAATGCCCCCTTCACTTTCTTAGCGGCATTCGCAGTGCCATTTAAGGATTTTGCATAGTCTACCTGTTGGTTCTTCGCTTTACTCCATGTACCTTTTCCAGAAAGTGCAGAAAACAACTGATTTAAAAGGTTGACCGCTTTGGTAAGCCAGTTGCAGAGTGTTGTTAAAGCCGGTGCCAATGCACTGACAATCGGGACTGCTGCTGCACCGATCGCATTTTTTAAATTCGTTGCCGATGTTTTAAGTTCTGACATTTTCTGATTGAAGTCACCGGAATACTTTGCGTAATTCTGGATTCCCGACTTAATACTATCAATCATCGCCCGGAACGCTTTTGAAACCCACTGAAACACCAATATTGTTAGAGCAATTTTCTTTACTCGTTTACCAAATTTTTCAATCATTCCGCCTGATTTCTTGGTATGATTAAAAATACTATTGAAAACCCTTTTTGCAGCACTTCCAACCGAAGATAAAGCACTTTTTGCTTTTCCGACCGTCGGAATCATGCCGGCAATCGCTGTCTTTGCCTTTTCAGCAGCTTTTTGTGTTTTGCCAAGACTCTGCTCGCCCGTATTTCCAGCTCTGGCTTCCCTGTCTGCAGCTTCATTCATGCGTTGATTTAAAATCTCCATCTGGCTATTTACATCTCTTAAACGCTCTGCTTTCTGCTGATATTCTGTTGTGCTTTTAGGATCAACATAGGCGGTACCGGTATCTCTCATTGCCTGCAACTCTCCGTTGGCATACCGTATTGATTCCGATAATTGTTCTGCGTCATACTGCATATTTTTAAATGTACGACTATCTGTTTTACCGCCAACAGCTTTAAAACGTTCCATACGCTCTAATAATTTATCTAAAGCCGCATTGTCTTTATTAAGCTGATCTTGTACTTGCTGATACTCTTCTGTCGGAATCCTCATCTGTTCCATCTGCCGCATCTGATCGGTAAGACGCTGTGATTCCCGCGTCAGTTTCTGAAACCGTGACTCCAACTGCAAAAGGCTGCTGGATGCATCTCCATTTTCAATTAATGTCCTTATTCTGATTTCTCCATCATATCCACCAGCCATATGCAATCCTCACTCCCTAAACTAATCCCAGTTCCTTTTCTGCTTTCTTCTTTGCTCTGATCTCTGCCATCATCTGATCGTATTCGTCAATCTTTGTTTTCTCATCCTCGGTATACTCTTTCTTTTCTTCTGGCTGCTCTAATGCATACATTTCCTGTGCTTCCTTGATCGCCTGTCTCTCTTCTTTTCCCATCTTGGATGTGATTTTCTTCCTACGAATCTCTATGACCTGTTGGAATGATGACTGTTTATAAGGCATATTCCAGAGCAGACCATTGAACATCCACCAGTGCATATCATCCAAGGAGAGATCAATCCCATATATCTGCCGGAAATCTGCATAGATACGCCACTGGTCAATGTCGTAATCTACCAGCCTGCGGTTATCCTTTGATGATCCCGGCTTGTCATGAAACCAGCCATTTAGAAACCACTCCACACACTGGCGAAGATCATCCCCGTCCGGGTGCTCCCGTTCGTCGAACAGCAGATAGATCAGCGCATCACTCTTCTCATACTCATTCAGTTCTTTGTCATACTGCACAAGGAATACCTGTATGCCGATACGAAATGATGTATTAACCTTGTACCCGTTCCATTCCTCAGGCAGCGGATCGAGCATGACGTTAATCATGCCCGCGCTCCTTTTCTGCCGGAGTTATAGCGTTTTCTGGTCATCTCGTAACGCTTGCCGAAGAGTTTATTCATGACCGGGATGATCTTCTCGACAAATTCCACCAGTGCCGTCTCATCCGGCGTGAAATCTCCATACACGTTTTTTACTGTGTCTTCCCCGAACAGACCGTCGATCTCTGCTGCAATCTGTTTCAGGTACTTCACCCGGATTCTGTTTGCCTGTAAAACCGACTCAACATCAACGTTGTCAGAATCTACCTCATCCTGTGCATGTTCTTTCTTCCATGCTGCCGCCTCTTTCTCACAGTTCTCGGAGATTCTTTCCAGTTTGTTGATGACCTGTCCGAATCGCTCGGCTGTGTCGGCATCTGCGACATTGATGCTCAACACGGTAATGACATCCCCGTCCTCATTTTTAATTGCAATTTTTCTGACACCACTGTCTAATACTAATTCTTCCATAAATTACCATCCTTTCAGAAATCGGGCAGGACTGAAAGGAACCCACCCGATTATGCTAATTTTTGATTAACACCGTTTATTATTTTCCTGATGTACCGGACGCTTTCGCCGCCCATGTAAATGTGCCATCACCGGCGATCGTGATCGTTCCAAGTTCTACCGCACCATTTCCGTTGATCTGAATCGAAGATGTCAGCGTATCGCCGCCGGAGCCGCCTGTGCTTGACGGGCACACCGTAACCGGGACGCGGATGCAATCGCCTGTATTTTTTGTGATGTCTGTTTTGTAATATCTGTAATAATATGTCTCACACTGCTTTCCAGTCGGGAACATTTTGAACATCGTGTCGATTGCAGTCTGCATATCATCAGACATATAATCACGCTCCGGCGTTGTCGAAAACTCATATCCTTTTACCGTGTTATTTGCGTTTTTCATGTTGACATACTGGGTTGACTCTGTATTCGGTCCCCAGTCCTCTGTGATCTCTTTGTAGCCATCGCCCATCTCTACGATCTTGGCTGTGCTGCCGATGAGAGTACCAATATCAAGTAATGACACCATGTTGGTACGATCTTCTGCGAAAAACTGTAAATTCGTTTTCATGTATCTTCCTCCTGTTATTTTTTATAAAAATACTTCAGCTGTATATTAATGGCATACACAACCGTTTTTTCATCCTGCTCGCCACCATATACCGGGGATGTCCTCGTAATTGACTGTAATGTCAGATGTGGATCTTTAAACTCAATTCCGCTCTCTTCCATCCATGCCGCAAGGTTATTCAACATCTCCTGTGCTTCAATGCTCGCCCTGTTGGTAGTCGGTGAGCACTTATAAAGTATCTGAAAAGGCATCTGCGCCACATAGCTACCACTGACATACTTTTTCAGATATACTGCCCCCTGTATGGGGAATAATCCAATAGATCTATCCGCCTTGATGGAGTTCCATCTTATCGTCGTATTGTCAGCCTTAAACAGCTTTGGATAGTCCGGGTATGCCAGAGCAAGTGCAAGAATGCCTTTCTGTGCGTTCTCCGCATCCCGGATAGTAAGTTTTTCTGGTTCTGCCATTTATACACCTCCTACCTCGAAATGAGGTAAAATGTCCTCATATTTATCAATCGTTGTTACCCTGTAGCAATCGTCGCAGTGATCAAGCATCCACTGATAGGCATCGTTCTCTGGTAACGTTGCATCCGTATGATCCCCCTTGATAAAGAAATCCTGTGCCGGATTGAATGTCAAAAAGTACTGCTTGCATTTGTCCGGCATGTTTTCCCACTCTTTCGGGGGAAGGTATGGTTTGGCAATATTGCCAAAATCAACATACAGTTTCACTGCATCCGCGCTGTCCATGCCGCTCTTGGAGACATTTGCTCCCTTGGTTTCCACAAGGTCTACACCCTCGAGCAGGGTCGGATAATATGTTTCTTCTTCGGTTTCCGCGTTGAATGAGCGATTGAAAAGGGTAACTGTTTTGTTATCAAAGAATCCCATATTTATTCCTCGATTGTTTCAATGCCATATTCCTTGGCACAAGTGTTCTCGATCTTGCATCCGCGATAGTTCTTCCATTCTCCAATGAAATAAGCCACATCGGCAGTTGAAAGAAGTTCTAATGATTTCCCAAGAAACCACAGTGGTTTTGCGTCATGCGGTGCAGACTGGAAAAAACTGTCGATAACCTCAACATCTTCTCCATTGAACTTTTCCTTTACAGCCGAAACTGCCCTTTCTCTTTCTTTAAGGATCTGCTCATCCGTCTTATCTTTCATTGGCTGTGAAATAAAAATTCTCTTCATGTTTTCCTCCTAATATCCTGCATATAATAATCCGGTGCCGGACAGGTATTCGCATACCGTGTCATAACACAACCGGTTCTGCGCCGTCTTGTCGTTCAGCACCTTATCAATCAGCGTCTCATTGGTTCCGAAGCTGATCGACCGACCACCGGAAGACATCGACTTCACATTGCCGCCCTTTTCATCACTGGCGTGCGTGGTCTTAAAATCAATCTGATAGAGTAAGTCCGCCAGCGCACAGGTAGCTTTCTGAATCTTCTCGTCATATTCCTGCAAAGATTCCTCTGTAATGTTCCCATAGGTCAACTGTTCCAGCTTTTCAGATGCCCGGTCATTCCACTTAGGGAAAAGGGATTCCTCGATAGAATCCCCATAATATTTTTCTTTGTAGAAGTCATATGTGGTGTATCCCATCAGAAATCCCCCTTTCTCTTACCCCCTGGTAATAATCTGCGCAATGTTAATTGCTCTTGCCGGGAAATAATCTGGCTTATCAGAAGAGTTGTTCTGTGCAATTTCCCAGTTTGTCCCTGTCTCCAACTGTGCACCGGTCGGGGAGATCACACCTGTGTTCTTCCACGAAATACCGTATGGAGCAAATACTTTTCTCTGTCTGGTATACAATGTTGTCTCTCCACCATTCTTCGCCGGATTACGATCCATTTCAGATGCAACCTTTACACCGCAGTTTGTGTACTCGATCGCTCCGTTGCCAAGAACATAGGTGGTATATTTTGTATATCCATCCCCCGCACCCTTAGAAGATTCTGCAACATCCACAGCCGGCATCGTATCATCAACAAGTACAATTCTACCGTTTAAAGTCGCAAGGCCAAGATCCCGTTCGATTCCATCACCGTCCGTGTATTTCATATACTCTAACAGCTTAAGATTCTCCAAGTTGGTAGCGATCACAGAATGCATAATTGCAAGAGAGAAGTTTGCTTTTCTGTCTCCGAGTGCTTTCTGCATTGCATTGTTAAGGGTTGTAGGTCCGAAAGTATTTTCTGTTTCTGCAGTAATATCGTAGGTGTGTGCATCTACGAACTTCTTACCCTCTCCGGTACTCATAGAGAACACACCTTTAAGGGTGCTAAGAAGCGTATCCTGATCTACATCATCCCAGAACTCTGCAACCTCTCCGGCTGCAGCGGAATAATCATCCCCGGAAATGTCAGATACAAAATCTTTCTCTGTCCATCCCTGTGCCCTGCCGACAACGATGCGCCCCATAGTGTAATTGCCGCGCTCTTCTGCTGTAATGTCTGTCTTGCCGTCATAATTTACGGTCTTGCCAGATAAACGTGCCTTGATCAGAGTTGTGATAAAGTTACCACCCTTCTGGTCCGGCAATAAAGATGCATACTCGCCACGCTCTACGATCGCGCCGCAATGAAGCAGTTCATTTAAACGCAGATTCGGAGTCTCGCGCACTGCCGCATCAAATACTTCACCATTGAAATTTACCAAATCAAATAATGCCATGTGTTATTTCTCCTTCTTTCTGTTCAGATATGGCGTAATGTCCATATCCGGGTTTTTGTTTTTCAGTTTCATAAGTTCAGCCATGGAGAGTTTTGCCCCATCCGGCTGATTAATTGGGTTTCCGACAATCTGGCTGCGGTTCTGCTGCGCCTGGAATGTCTTATCATCAATGAGAATGTCCGGCTTATAATTGCCTTTATCATCCTTGACAATGGCGTCAAACAGATCTGAAATACTTTTTCCGCGTGCTTCATCAGAGTTAAGTTTGTCGACCAGCTGCGCTTTGATCGCGTCTGCCGTGATAGCATTAACAAAATGCTTATCAGCAAAGAAATCTGTTACAAGACCATCAAGCCTTGCCCTTTCGTCTTTCTCTGCGCGCTCCTTACGTTCTGCTTCCAGTGTGGTCGTCAATTCTGCAATCTTCTGATTCAGTGCATCTGCATCCGGTGCGGAATCTCTCATAGTCTGCAATTCCTTTTCAAGAGTTTCCTGCTTTCCTACAAGTTCCTTATTTTTTTCTTCGAGTTCCTGCGTTTTGGAAAGTTTCTTGTCCAATTCCTGCTTAGAATATAATTCCTCGCCCATACTCTTTTTGATGGATTCTTTCTGCTCATCTGTCAGTGACAGACCAATCTTCTCCAATTCGCTGATTACTTTTACCATGTTCCTTACCTCTTTCTTTCCAAGTTTTTACTCCGGTCAGTCCGGCGCGAATGAGTTGCTATTTACTCCATAGCTGGCAAAATACAAAGAAAAAAGCACGCCCAAAAACAGGACGTGCCTTAACAACATCCTATAATTTTTCTAGGGTAGCGGACGGCTTCCTACGTTCCGTCCGGTGCTTATTTATTTGTTAATATTATTTTATCATGAGTGTGGAATAGATTTGTGCCATTTTTATGTAAAAAGAAAGCCTGTTTCCAAGCTCTCTAATTTTATTTCTTATTACTCACATATATTTTCTAGCTGCGCTTCAATAATCAACCACATCTTATTCATAGTTCTATATGCATCTGGTCTATTATCACAAGCTCTTAACATTTCCGCCTTAATATCTTCTCTTTCACTTACGGTAAGATTTTCAAGATATACTATCAACTCTGCTATCTGCGGAATAATTGATATAAGAAATTCTCATTCTGTCATTCCACTGCCCGTTTTATTCTCGCGTTCCTCTAATACTGTTCTTTCCATGCCGCGCCCCCTACCGTGTGATAATATCCAATGCTAATTGCTCATATGCCGGAATTTTAACAAACTGCTCTCTGACTTCAATTCCTGCCTGATTGAATATTGATTTAACCACCATAGCAATTTCATGCGGGCAGGCACCCTCTGACTTCATTATACGCTCAAATAAACGACCAGCATTTGTTGCACTTTCCAGTGCCGCCGGAGATACTGGATACTGATATGTAATGGAATGTACTGGCTGTGGATTGAAATAATTTTCTTCTAAGCAATCAAACTGTTGCCACGCCTTATCTGTGTCAAGAATCTTACAGTGTCTACTTGCTCCTCTCTTTGTCCATAAGTAAATTTGATTAATGTTAGGTTTCACAGCGTAAATATCATTTACGTTGCGCTTGAACATCCGCAGTTCCTCTCCTTTGAGAATGCAGTAATGTTTTCCTTCCGTAAATCTATCTTTGTTGTTATTGAAATTTACCCTAACATTATCAGCCGATGTTTCATAAACGTCTGCCAGTTGCGCCGTTGTAATAACTCTCTCGCCATTCCACTCTACCGCAACAATCCGTTTGTCATTCACTTTTACTACTTCATTCTGCATTTTGCAATTCCTCCTTGCAAAAACTGGCGGAATCCCCTATAATGCGAATAGGAAATTCCTATATTTAATAGGTTCCATTTTGAGTAAACACGAACTTTGGTCGGTGGGTGTTTACTCTTTTTTTTGCAACTTTTTTGTTTCCATTTTGCCAACATTTTTTGCAAAAAAAATTTTTTCTTTTTCTTCTAATGTCTTAATTTTCAATATAATGCATAATTCTTCGATTTCATTGGCTTTAAACTGTGTTTGGTTATTAATTTTCTTTTGTAATCCATAAGTAGTCAAGCCGACCTTCGAAGCTATGTAATACTTTTTTAATCCAGACTCATCTATTCTCTTACATAATTTTTGTGTATCTACCATTTTTCATCCCTCCTTTCTTATTGTTGGCATTTTGTCCACATTTGTTATGTTACTCTTTTGTTTAATAATTGTCAACATTTATTTCAATAAAAGTTGAATTTTTTTCTACACAATGCTAATATATAATTACGAGGTGATTATAATGGAAATTGGTGATAGAATTCGAAAAAAACGTGAAGAACTCGGCATGTCCCAAGAAGAACTTGCAAAAAAAATAGGATATAGATCAAGATCGTCTATTAATAAAATAGAAAATGATGGACGTGGGCTTCCTCAATCAAAAATATTATTAATAGCAAAAGCTCTCGAAACCACTCCTGATTTTTTGTTAGGTTGGGATGATGATGAAACAAATTTTTACTCTGATGAAGTATTATATGGAATAAACGCAATGACTTCCCTTCTACAATATCTGTATGACGATGTAGATTTTCATGAATATCCTCTTTGTGATACTTTCGATGTTGTACTAAAAAAAGATTCTACCGAGGTCACTCTAACTGAACTGGAATACAACTTATTGTTTGATTTCATATGCAGTAATATTCCAAATTATATTAATCTTGTCAAAAGTAAATCTCCACAAACCGAATAATATTTCTTAAAATCCCCGCCTACGTTATGTAAGCGGGGGACTTTATAATGCACATCTGCTCTTAGTATGCTAAAATACTCTTATCTCTTAGTAGAAAGGAGCATCCGCCAATGTCAATAATGCAAAAAATACTCGATTTATTCAAACTTCCAGACGCTACAAATTCCGTCGCATCTGTTCAGATAGCTGCCACATCCACATATACACCAAACCCTAAAATGGAGCAATATTATAAACGTGAAGCACGCAAAAAAGAGAATAACTTAAATATAACCTATCAAGACGTGGCTATTTATGATATGAAACCTTTCGATTTAAAACACCAATTCATTTATGAGCATTTCACATGCATCTGCCTAGATACCTATAATCTTGATAAAGCATACGAATATCTTCATAACGCTAATGCTCTTATCAAACCTTTTTATAAATATTTTAAAGGTACCCTATTACCAAATAAAATTGACACTAATCCTGCTATAGGGAGTAACCTTCCCGTTTCCCATCTTAGACTTACCCCATATACCTCGACCATGCGGAAATGCAAATATCCATTTTATCTGTGGTTAAGTTCTCATGGTAATCATGGCGATTTTTATCTTTATAAATTATATTTTGACCAAAACGGTGATTTTAAAAAAGGAGATTTATCTTTTACCAGTAAAAACGCAACAGTATCCTATCAAATTCAAATCCGCAATGATGGCAACGAAAACTATATTCGCAGAATTGACAAGACATTATATATTGAACCGTATGGCACTACTATACTCTATATTGATGACCAACGAAGGCAATAAAGAGGAAGCACTATGCTCCCTCTCCTTGACCTTTAGCTTTCAATTTCTCTATTTTTCTTGCAAATTCTGTATCCAATTCTTTAAAAAGTTCTCTGTTTGAATCAAGACCATCTTTCCAGATCCCTTTCCGTTTTGCATCCTCTATAATTTTTTCTTCTTCATCAAGTTTTTTATTTAATAAATTCAAATACTCAGCCTGTGCCTGTCTTTTATTCATTCCGTTATATATAACCTCTAAATATCCAGTCCATAATCTCTGATTGCAGATATCATCATATATAATGACTCTGTATAACCACGAACTTTTTGCTTATCTTCTTCGGATGCATCTGATTTCATAAAATCGGATACCGCTTTTTCGGTTTCAAAATAGTCTTCTTTCGAATATTTTTTCTCTCTTATTTTTGCAATCAGTTTATCTGCTTCACTTGAATTTTCAGTAATAACATATTTTTTATTATACTCTTGAATTGTTTTTAAAAGTCCTTTAATGTCTCCCATTACTGCCACCTTTCAATCTTTCAACAAAGTTCATGACATCCTCGTAATCTTTATTTGAAGCACCTGCTCTTTTCAAATATTCATCAACCCTGTTCTTTAACCATTGATAGCGCTCTGGAAGCGGTACATTATATAATTCTTTTGCAAATTCCATATCTGTACCAAATAAAAAACTATCATTTAATGACTGCAGAACAATTGTTTTATCTTCATAAGCATACGAATTTGCAATATTTTTTTCTTTACAAATTTGCTGTTTCAACCATTCCACACTGGTTTCTTCTATATATTCATTTGCATCATATACCTCATGCCTATAATAACTACAAGAACACGAATGTAACATTTCATGCCATATGGTTCCATCGTCAGCCGTATCAATAAGAGAAATATCACAAGACCATTCTTTTGCCCCCAATGTTCCGCCAGACATCATTAAATTATCAACAATAATATTCCCACTCCATTTCGACGGTCTATCAGAGTATTGCGTTATCTCATCCTTTATCTGTCGTGCAGTCTGCTCAAGTTCTTTCTTTGTTCTTTTAGTATAACCCACATTCTTCGCTTTTTCCATCGGAACTTTGACAGAATTGCTATAAGCCGTCGCCCTGCCGTTTGCCACCGCAGACTGTTTTTCCTTAAATCCTGCCACCTTAATTCTATCAGCCTGCGTCTGCAATCCATTATCCGCACAGAATTGCTTATACTGTTGATTCTGTATCCGCAGTTTATAAGCAAGTTTATCATATTGTGGCTGCAACATATCTTTTACATCAGTCTCTGCTATGCCGCTTAACTCTGCCTGTTTTGCCAGCAATTCGCGCTTGGTCTGCCGAATAGCACGCTCCATTGATCTCTGCTGCTGTTGTTTCTCATACAATTCCTGGCTCTCGTGCACATTAATTTTAGGATTTCCATCTGCATCAACATAAGGATTTCGCAGAGACTTATCCCACGGCTTATGGGAATGCCTGCAATTATATCCATGCAGTCCAAGAGGATCTGCAACTCTTCCCTGTCCTGTCTTTGGATCTATGGTGTATCCGGTTGCATCTAACAGATTTAGTGTGTCTTTATCACTACCGACGATTTTATATACTTTTCCCTGCCAATGATCGTGTGATGGTATTCCATCCGGGAACTTTTTGCTATGCCGCGCTCCCATATGTGCCGATACAAGAACATACTCTATTCCTTTTTGCGCTATGTATTGATTAGTTACCTGAGCAGCCGTCTGATTCATAGAAGTAACAACACAGCAACGCACTGCCGCTTCTAAAGAACGCCTGGCACCCGTCGGATAATCAATCACAACGCCACTCTGTGCATATCTGTCAAGCACTTCACATATTGCACTGCTATACGACTGCATACCAGATGCCACACGATAATCTACCTCATTCAGCATATTGAGTAAATCTCTCTGTGTCTGTAACATAGTTGTCCGCGTAAGGTTATTCAATTCTCCGAATGTTTTCATCATTTCGGCATTCATTGCCATGATGGCTGCATTATTTTGCAAAGGTGTTTGAACATCTCCAAGCCGTTTTAAAACCTCTGCATCATCAGAGAATGATGTCATAACACTATCACGCAATAAACGCCGCACTTCGTCCCTACTCTTTCCTGTCATTTTTGAAATTCTTTTTACAATTTCAGTATGATGCAATCCCATCTGCTGGAGTTTCCAAAGTTCCCGATCAGTAGTGCCAGACATTTCCCCGGATTTTATCAAACGCATTGCTATATCACTGATAATCCAATCTTCCAGTTCCTGATACATTTCTATCAGTTTATCTGATTTTCCGTAAAAATAATCCGGCGTTAACATTATCCTCTTCCTACCTCTCTTTTAACCAAATCAACCCATTCCTGACCATGCGTTTCCTTCGCTCTCTCAAACCAATGATCCGTAGCTTCCGGATGCCCGTTCGCATCGTAGTGCAATGGTCTGCCAGTCGGATATTTCTTTTCTCCGCTGTGCGCCCATGATCTTCCATCCTCTGTCAGATACAATTCTCCCATATACTGATAATGCGCATATGGCACATTCGTCTCAATCAATCCAGGTTCAACAATATTCGTCGCTCCTACCATAGATCCCTGTTGAAACGGCATATATGGAATCATGTCATTCAAGACCTGCATGTCCAGTTTATCCTGTGTGCGTCTAAGATTTCCGTCAATTCTGCTTGTATCAAGCCTTATATTTACGTTTCCAACGGTCCTGTCGTACCTCATTTACATCCCCCATGCTGCAATAGCCGCACTTACCATTAAAAATCCCCAGTAAATTGTGTCACATATTTTTTTCTTTTTCCTTGCCTTATCCATTTCTTCTATAAATGAAACACAAAATAAGAGCATGATTATTTTTAATACCATCTTTATTCCTCCCCGTACAGTCCGCCTTTGTCCTCCCCTGTATTTTCTTCGTCACATTCCGCAAACATCTCGTCAATCTCTTTATCATTAAATCCCTCATACTCTTTGAGGTATTTTCGTTTACTGTATACACCGTTCATCATAAGCTGATATGCTCTGGTTCGATCCTGTTCAAACGATGCCAGCAGATCCTTAAAATAAAATACATCTTCATCCGCTACGCTTTCATCCAGTGTGTTGACGTACCCGCTCGGCATATTAAAAAATACATCACAGTATTTGTCCAGTGCATATACCAGATCCTTAATCGCAGATTTCAGTGCATTCCTCATATCTGTAATGGTCTCCACAGTCTCACTGTCGTCACTTTCAATCTCCGTTGCTGTGGCGATCCCTGTCTTGTGATCAAGAACAAACTGCCCCTGTGAGAATCCTGCCTTGGTTGATATCATAGATAAAATGGAATTAATATCTGTAACTCTCTGTTCTGTCAACAGTGTTGGTACATGTTCATTAACCGTATTAGAAGCTTCAACCCCCATCCTCAATCCCTTTACAAATCTCGGAAGTTCTACTCTCTCCTTATCACCGGTATTCTTGTCACGTTTCATCAGCGCATTTTCATCAATAAATGTGATATGCTGTGAATCGTCCACCTCATCATCTTTTCGGCTCCATGCCACATCCAAATTTCGCAATTCCTCGATGCAGTTCGCAAATACTGCCACTCCCTCCGGGGATGCATAATCAATCGTATTGTTATACGGCATCTTGAAATACCCAAACAATGGCTTTTCCACATTGGAGATTGTGACTGATTCCGGTATATTCTTCCACTCCGGTACATCTGCCAGTGCAATGCTGCGCCCCAGACTGTCGCTGCCCTTTGATCTGAAAGCCTTATTCTCAATGGTGTATGTTCTTCCAACTCCTTCTCCATCGTCAGAGATCGAAGAGGTAAAGTGCTGATACTCCAATCTGGTATAGTAATCATCTCCCTTAATCTGCCGGTCAATAAATATAACCCCAAGGATATCCCCGTTGCTGTTCTTCTCTGTCACTGCAAAGCTGCCTGGCATTACATAGTCGATTGCTCCCGCCGGATTATATGTACCGCTCGGCTTAAAAATAATGCCGCCCGCACCACAGGCATCCTCTACCTTATCCCGGATGGACTTCTGGATCATTGCACCAATGCACTGATTGATATAATCCGCCCTGTCGCTGCCACTGATCGTCACATTGAGATCCAGACAGGTCTTTTTGCTGGTGTAATAGCAGAGAAACTTTGCAAAATTGATTGTGCGCACGTTCTTGCTCATCCAATACGGTCTGCCCTTGATGATGTTCTGCCACTCGATCTGTGCCATTTCCATCAGATCAGATGAAATGATATCAACATTAAATTCTTTTTCCGCACTTGTTTTAAATAAATTCATGAAAAACTCCTTTACTCGTGTGAATATGTTCATATGCCACCACCCTACAATTTCATAGTAAATGCATTATCTTTCAGTAATACTCCATTATCTGTCTTTGTAAATACTGGTTCTGTACCGTCATATGCTTTTAAATCAACGTCTTTCCGGAGAATATTATCCTTGCCGGAATCTGAAATACACGCAATCACTTCTCTTGTATCTTTATCCACTACAACATAATATCTCATGCAACCACCGCCTTAAATTCCAAGCTGCTTATACACTGCGCTTATCTTGTGATACTGAATTGCGAACCAATCAACCATAGTTTCATCATGACCAAACCTATCACAATGTTGAAAATTTGACTGCAATCCACTCTCTGCAAGAAAAGCATGGATTATTTCATGTCGAAGTTGCTTTCTCTGCAATCTATCAAAATCTCCGACACCGTTTGTATTATCAGATCTCAGATGTATTTCCCTGTTGGTATAATCGCAATATCCATCTGTATCACTGTTGGCAAATTCTTCAACAATGATTGTATATTCCGTTCCAAGTACATTAATCTTCATATTCTCCATCGTCCTCTTCCTCCTCGTCTATCTCATCGTCATAAAGTCCATTGTTGCGACGGCTCTCCATGATCACTCGGTTTAATCCATAGATCAGCGCCATCACACAGTCCTCGCCAATCTTTGGGTACGCATCTGAAAAGCTACCATCTGCCAACTGCTCATGCTCCAAGGTTGTCAGCTCATGTGCAAGGTGCGGGCATCGTTCCGGATCAACCACAATCTTCGTGGTTTGCTGTAACCACTCCCAACAATAATCTCTACCTTTGCCAGATCCCCAGCGCTTTTTAGCACCGATTGCGTTAAATCCCCAATCCTGCATCTCTGTGATAGCATCAGGGCGAGCAGAGTCACAGATAATCTCCTCTTCGATGTATTTCTTAATCTTCCGGGAAAATGTGCTGTTCTTGCACCGCTTGGCAAATACCTCTGACACGCAATACAATGTATCCGCGTCCTCGTCATAGTAAGCAACCTCAAATGTCTGTGGATGCTCGTAACCAAAGTCCAATCCATAATAGAGATATGGCAGATTCTCGATCTCTACGTCCGTGATAGTTCTTTCTTCGACATTGTCAAAGATACCGCCACCGGTACCGGTTACTTCCCCCAGGTAGTTGTTGCGGTAATATAGTGGCTTATGCACCTTGAACCACTCCGCGCGCTCGAAAAATCGTTTTCCGAGCCATTTCACAGGCACATTAAAATAATAGCTGTGACACACTCTGGTCTGTGGTTTGTTCCGGCACTCTTCCACATACTGGTTCATAAAGTTGTTCTTGCTTTTTGGCGGGTTGAATATCTTTATATCAAGTGCTGGTGTGTCCGATCTCAGGAAGGTGTCCTCTATATTATCCATCTGCTCCACACCTGCCATTTCGTCGCACTCTTCGTGGATCAGCATCTTTACATATCCGAATGGCACATTAAACGATTTAAGGGAAATAGGCTTATCCGCTCCCACGAACATTACCATCTGTCCGGTTGGTTTATATACCGCGCACATAGGTGATTGCTTAAAATCCCAGTTATCCAGATCATTGTACCGGATCACGGTTTTCATAAACTGGTTATACACAGATCCACGCAGATCAACCTTATACCGTCTGGTATATACAATATGTGCCTGTGGATCCTGCCGGATGGTTTCATACGCCAAGTCTCCCCAGAAGTTGGACTTGATAGAGCCACGACCGCCCTTAGATACAATCTCATGCACATCTATCTCCCCGGCAAATGCTTCATGCACCGTCCGGTAGATCTCTACAAAGTCCGATGTAATATCCGTGATTGGAACAGTCCACAGTGGTGCTTTCTCACGCTTTTCCTTTTCCTCTCGCTCGATCCTCTGCTTTTCCGCTATGGTCAGTGCCTTTTCCAAGCCATCCATAGCCTTAAGCTGATCGGAGAAATCCGGAGCAAATCCCAAGCCGTCTACGACCTCGCCTTTTGCGATCTTACTTCTACGCTCCTGGATGTCGGCAAGGCTCATAATGTCGCGGTGCTGCTCCTTTTCGATGCGTTCAGTCTGTTTTGCTATATATGCTGATACGCTAGAATTTGCTAGTAGATTGCTTGCGCTCGCACTCGCCCCCTTTTTGCTATATCCCGCCTTTATATACGCCTGTGTTGCATTCCCGCCATTCTTTATATACTCATCTGCAAATGCTTTCTGTTTCGGTGTGAGTTCTTTCTTCATCCACTCACCGCCTTATAAATATCTAACAAACAATAAATTACATCCACCATCGAGCAGGTCTTTAATATCTCATAGTCTCTCGTTTTCCATTCTTTACTAAATTTGTTATAGCAGCATACTGGTGTGATAATACGATAAGAAGTAATCATGCGGTTCTGGTCCACCGAATAGAACTGATTTTGATTTATTTTCACAACCATTCCGCATTTTATAATAGCCGTCTGCAATTTTTTCATCTTTCCTTTCAGGTTTGCCACACGATCATCTCCTTTCCTGGCAATAAAAAAGGACATACCGTTATGGTACATCCTTATTGTCGCAAGTGTTCGGAGTCGAACCGAACTCTCCTCTATCAAGGCGTAATCACCAGAGTATACTACGCTTGCTAACAAGAAACACCCCGATCACTCGGAAACCATGCGTTGGTTGACGCCGCTTTTATTTAAGCTACTGTTTCTTGTTTATATGATTGTACCATATACGTTCTACCTTCTCAACCATCTTCTTTTCCTTGGGTAATAATCCAGTTGCTCCTTTGGAATTATCATTTTCGTTATGATTATATCCATGATGCACATGTGGTTTTATCCCTTTATGTGGATGATTGAGATCTATTTGTTTCTTTCTTTTATTCTGCTCATCGTAATATGTAATTTTCAGCAAATCATTCCCTCCCACAGTCACATACACTCTGCCCTCCGTCATCGTTTCAAAAAGTGATTCTGAGTTTCTGGAATTTGCTTTTACAAATTTGACATTCTCATGTTCTAATATCGTATGATACTGACTGCCATACGGATTTTTATTTTCGCTTAATCCACTACTTGCCCCTCTGCCACCCATTCAGTATCCTTTCAAAGACTTAAATATTTATAGCCATTTTTCTTTGCATATTTAACAGCCTCTTCTCTCGATTTAAAACTACTTCTAACATTTTCTTTTATCTTGATTTTCTTTTCGTGATAATTATCTTCGTCATCCCAATGTGACAATACATCTCTGGTACCAGTCATATAGAACACCGTTCCATGTGGTGTATTTTCCTTACTTATGACAACATTTCCACTTAATTTCCCAAATCCGCTAGAGCCACCACGTCCACCAAAAAATTGTAAATTCACTACCACTGCGCCACCTCCGCCTCATGCCACTTCTCGCTGAACTGTTTGACATGTACAATATTTCCTTTACACTCATCTGGGACTCTGCCATAAAAAATAATCTGTGTAGGCTGTAATCTCTCTACCATCTCAAGATAGCCATCCAAAAACCGCTGTTTCTTTTCTGTGCTGTTCTGTGTCCCGACAGAAGAGACCGCAACAACACCCTGTGTAGGTTCTCCATCAAAGCACCATTCAAACGACTTCCGATCGCTCCAGCAGATCGTAGGAATAACATTGATTCCATGCATCTGCCAGTACGCGCCGAGCCAGTGCTTACGGTAATGGTTATAGATCTGCAATGGCTTTGGAAAATCTGTATACAGGCTAAAATCCGGTGTCAGCACGAACTTAAATCGCTGCAACATCGGAATATATCTATCTGGGTCTGTCCATACTCTGGCAAATTGGTAATCATCAAGGAAGAAATGTACTGCCTTATTCTCCGGTTCTTTTGCGTTCCTCGCATAATTGAATCCAATAAATTCTGCATTATCAAATTGTACAGGCTCTATCTCTGGTATGTCATACTGCCCGATTCCATCAAATAACATCCTCTGTGCATTTTCGTAATTTCTCTGTGTTTTATACATGGCATAGTCCTTTCCTCATATCATAATTATAAGGCAGGTCAAACATGGATTTGTGCCAACTTTAGGGCATAATAAAAGAGAGGCTGTTATTCCTCTCTTCCCCATACGATCATATACTGTCCGTTCTTTTCTTCCACCAGATGTGCCATTCTCTGCCGCATAAGTCTCTGCGCTGTGCCTTTTCTCCTGTAAAAGCTCCGCCTGCTGATTGGAAGAATGCCGTAGTGTGCTTCCAGCATGTCATAACTGGTACCAACAACGATTGATTCTGTCAGCTTGTCAGCTATGATGCTGTCCACACCCATGCAGATCTCGTATACTTCTTTTTCATCCACGCACATTCCCCCTTTAAAACTTGATTACTCTATTCTTCTCCCTGCCAGATCTTCGGTGTACCGTCCATCATTGCCACATATACTACTACAGGAGGTGGTATGATGATCGCTTGGTTTTGTTATCTGGTTCTAAAATAAACTCATCTGGTTCTCGTCGTACTGATAAATGCATCCAGTCATGATCCTCCCTAACTGACGCAATCTCTCCACCCGTGGTTTCTGCTTAAAATTTGCCATATAATTATTATCCACTTCCGGCGGTATGGATAAATAACATTCCTCCGGTAATGGCAACTGATTTTCTGTGCAGGCCTCGCGGATCTTTGACTGATAATAAATGATATGATTCCGTGTCAGATTCATATTGCATCCATCGGACCAGAACGGATCATTACACCCATTCTGATTGATAACTTTCCAGTGTTCTATTTCTCTGCGGATGCACTGGCAGTACTCTTTCGCTTTATCTTCTGCTGTCTGTATCATGGCAGCACCTCCAAATCTTCCAATGGAACATAATGTTTTAAATTGTTCGCATAATAAACAACTGCACATTTTACTGTTTCTTTTGCTCTTTTCGATACATAAAACGTTTCCGGAATAACTCCGACACCTACATCACATTCCTCTTGGTAAACCGCGTCAAGATAACCATTGACAATAATATCCTTATATCCAACAATTACACCTATAAAATTCCTGTCAACGTGTTTGAAATAGGTTTTCTCGATATATTCAACGTTCTTTTCGACAGTGCCATCATTGTTTCCATCTGCCAGATTATTGTCCATTGCATCAGCAGTTAATGTTTCCCTGTCGAGATACAGCCATCTTCCGTCTTTAAATGGTTTATAGAAGCCTTTGCATTTTACGTTATCAAATAATTTCATGGTAGCACCTCCGAAAAATTAAGTTTCATCTGTGGATCCGGCTCATAGTTCATCCACACCGTTTCCATCCGCGGCTTTCCGTGCTCCGCACAGCTTGAAAACTGTTTTTTCTTCCATCCGTTCAGATAGTCGTTATACATTTTTGACTCGTAACCAGAAATCATAATCTTTGCTTTACTCTGCAGTAACGCTTTCAATAATTCCTCGTGATCCGCATCCGTCATCTCATGTTTATACTGTTTCCCGGTTCTGGTACTTAAAACATACGGAGGATCAATGTACATAAAAACATTGCTGTAATTAAATCTCTCAATCACTTCCACCGCCGGGCGGTTCTCGATCTGTACCATGCGCAACCGTTCCGCTATGTCAATGATCCATTCCGGCAGACGGTACCAGTTCCATAATGCATAAGCTCTTTCTCTGCCCTGTACATCATTTTTCCATCCTACCTTGCTGCCATTGGTGCGGAACCCGTGCCCTTGCCAGCACTGGATTAAAAATCGTAATGACTTATGATACGGTTCATCCGGCATCATCATCAACTCCCATGCATCCAGCTTATATGTATCCTCATATTTTTCACGGCTGAATGGTGTAGTCATTACCATTCTGGACAGACGTTCCGCATCTCCCTGTATGCACCGGAAGAGATTCACGACATCATGATCCAGATCATTGATCGTTTCGATATCAGATACCGGCTTATTAAATAACACGGCCCCGCTGCCGAAGAACGGCTCTACATAGCTGTGATGTTCCGGTATCAGTTCCACCAGTCGAGGAGCAATATTCCATTTACTTCCCGGATATTTCAATACTGTTCTCATTTTCTTCAAAAGGAACCCGGCGCGCCTTTTATCCGGATAGGTCCCGGCTCCTTTCTTTAATTCATAAAATCTTCTAATTTCATCTGCCCCTTGCAATTTCCGCCGATTGTGGACGGATCCCAGCTAACTCCAATGTAGTCTAAAACCTTCGCCCAGCCATAATCATTCCCGTCTTTATCCTTGCACATGTGGAACATCAAATAATCCCACTCCTTCGGATTGCTCTCATAAAGCAGATCGAATCTGTGTGGCCGTTTTTCCATATGGATTCCAAACCCACACATGCTGCAGCCGGTACGCTGTGCCTTTGTCGTATAAAGTGTTCCATCCGGTTGTTTCTCGATGGTTCCGTAAATCTCTGGTATGATGCTTTCGGGCATTTCAAAACTTTTTGATAACCTCCCCTCTTTCAAGAGTTTTGCGCGATACTTTTCTTTCAAACCAAGTTTCCACATCATATCCATCTCCAAGGCAAGTGTTAAAATATCCTGTCGGTGGAATATCGCAAATGGTGCTGATCTGATCGTGGATGCTCCAAAATAGTTGCACCCATTCATCCGCAGGCTCCTGGCACGTCTGCCGCCTTCGGATGCCATTAAACCTAAATACGGTACACTTTTATGTGCCTTGCCCCAATCGTCGCAGTTCTTTTCTTTGAGGTAATAACAGCATTTCGCTGATACCAAGAAATCCGGCTTCTGGAAGTCGCATCCTTCTGTTTCGTTTTCATATCCACCGAACAGCTTAAGCCATCTCTGTTTTAACTGCATTTTGGAGTTTTTCTGCCATCCACCATATTCTCCAGTTTCTCCGGTTATGATTGCATGTCTGACAGTTTTATTCTTTTCGGACGGATTCTGTAATAACTCAATCTTTGCAGCAACTTCTTTCGATATTACCGGAAAACCAAATTCCTGTATGACTTTCGGTTTCGTCCAATAGGTACCGTCTTCTCGCTTTAATGGCGGTACATTGATGATCCCAAGTGCTTTATGTATTTTCTGAATACTTTTATCTTCCAATGATGAAGCACTGACACCCGGTACATTGATACCGCAAACCTCATTTAAAAACAGATATAAAATGATACTGTCTAATCCACCAACCGATACATGATAATTTAATTCTCGTCCATCACATTCGTTTGCAAATTCCTCTGCTCTGATCTGTGCGTATTTTCTTTTAAACTCATATGGCTGTTTCTCTTTCTGCATAAAAGATGATATTTTCTCATATGCACCGATTCGCTCCATACGTTCTTTTACTGATTCCATTTTTTCTCGGAGTAAAGAGCTCTTTCACGCTGGCCAGCAAACCTCTCACTCCTTTCATTTTATTTTCCCGGTTTCTCGCACCGCTCAAACGATATCACCCAAACGTAAGGATTCGCATCCCAGCCGTAGCGGTCAATGTCGGATTTCTTGACGGTGGAGTTCCACAAGTCTTCAAATTGTCCTCTTGCGGTACACGCCCCGGTAAGCAATCCGCTATTGCATCCTTCAGCTTGTGCTTGCACTTCCGTGATCTCTTGCAACCGCTCCACCCTCACATTCGTAACCTTAAGCCAGATACGTGCGGCTTCTTTCGGCATGTGGATGGATGGTTTCCACTTTGTAACATCGGCAATATCATCTTTCTGCCAATCTTCGTAGTAATAGTATCCTTTCGGTGCCTCTTTCCATGTTTCACGAACATACAGGATATCGCCCGTACAGATAGGACAGGTTCTCTCCGCCGTACTTAACTGTTCCATCTGCTCCTTATCAGCAAAGTTATGTACTGCATAAGTTCTCTTGTCGGCATTGTAAAATTCCATATCCGGCACAGTACACTCATTGGCATCTTTGCAAATTCGCCTTGTGCAGGTCTTCCGTCCGTCCAGAATTGCCCGAACCATTTCTGTATTAAATAAAATCGGTTTAATTGCCATCTGCACCACCACCTTTCACAATCTCGATTGCATGCTCATAACTTCTTGCTTTCTCTTTTCCCAAATTCCTGTTGTATGCATTCTCCCAAAACTTTCTCTCATTCTCCAACTGCTCCACAATCTTGTCCTGGTCATAGGCGGTCGGCTGCGCATTAAAAGTATCATGTATGATATCACCTATGGTAACGTATGTATCTATTGCTTCTCCGTCTGATACATCCCCCATGATGGAACTTAAATTATTTGCTAAATCCTCATACAATTCGTCCGCATCAATCAATCTCATCGTTTGCCCTCCTGTTCCACTTTTTAGTCGCTTCTGTTCCCGTTTCTCCGCTAATGGCTCCTCCACACTCCGTGCATTCAATAAATGCTCCTCCTGTATACACTGGCATCTTGCAAATGATGTGCCTATGTGGCTCAATAACTTCGATTACAGCTTTCCCGCCACAGAACGGGCATGGCTTCAATTTTTCGTTCATTCTTCATCCCCCCAATCTAATCTCTGACCGCAATCACAATATACGGTATCCTCTTCCAATATGTCTCCACAGCAAGGACATCTCACTATAAGACCGACATAGCTGTCTCCGTCTTTTACCTGGGATATTGATTTCACTTTCTTCGCTGTCTACTTCTCCACCGCCGTCCGGCATTCTTCCGGTGTGCCGATCGCCTTATATTCTTCCCACACCTTAGCATCCTCGTTTGTTAAAAGGCAAAATCCCTCATGCTTCTCCCCTTCAAACACCGTTTCGATAAAGTGGTGCATCAAAAGCGGAATATCTACGTTGGCATGATAACGTTCTTTTAAGTCTTTTTCGATTTTCCGGTATTTCTGTACCTCTTCCAGTGCGTTTATTGCCATTGCATAAGCATTTTCAAAAGATTTCCCCCATGATGTATCACACGGAATCGCTTTTCCAAGTTCGTTACAATCATATTTTAATTCTTCAATTGCTTCATTCTCCGTCATGTTTACACCTCCAACAGTTCCGGATTATCAATCATGTTGCCGATCACTTCAAAATTCTCTGAATCAAAATCATCCAGTTCCTCGTAGTCATCACAGCCCGGCTCATTCGTACACCATCCGTTTTCATGCCACACGACACGCTTTCTCGTCTCATCTTCTGGAAACTCAACGTCGATATGCCCTGAAAGAATATCATTCTCAAAAATCAGCTTTCCGTTCTTATCCTTAAGTCCTGTGCACCAACAAATTGTGGATGGATCAATTTCCAGAGCATATAAATCTGATGCGTAACTAGGGACGATATAGTATTTTTCTCTTCCGGTAAATCCATATCGTACCAAACCGCCAATAACCCATTCTCCGTTATCAGTTCGTTTTGCTTTGCATAAATATCTATCTTCCATCCTTTTTCTCCATTTCTGCCAGCTTGGCTTCGGCTTCCTCTCTGGTAAGGAATATCCTTTCGCCAATGTCGCACGGTAAATAGCAACTCTCACCCATATCAGCGTCATTTATAACATCAATTCTCATAATAGTTCTGTCTTTATGAATCTGCTTGATATATAACTGGATAACGCGCATCATAATAACTGGCTCTTTCGCTCCTTTATTTACCCTATACAAAGTATCTCCAACCTTGCACGGCAACCGCAGAAGTAATCCCTGCTCTTCGGTTTGCTCTCTATTTGCAAGTCTTTCCGCAATCTCTTCCAGGGCTTTGTATCTTCCATCTTTCGCAAGCTGGGTAATGGTAATTCCCTCATCATCCGGTAAATCTGCTGGATGAAATAAAACTTCTCCATTCTCTGTCACATATGTTAATCTCTCCATGCTATCCCTCACTTTCCACTCCGTACCATGCAGAACAACATTTCTGTCAAAGATTTCTCTCGCGTTCCGGCTATGCATGGCTTAATGATTTCCAACCGCCACGATATGTCGTCCGAAATTGGCGTAGGCTCTTCAAACTCCTCATACTTGTCCCTAGTCAACGGCACAGCGACCATAATGCCGTAGTGTACGGATGATTCTGGATTCGTCTTGTGCAAATGTTCATAAAATGTCCCATCGTTTAAGTCTTGGAGAATGTCCTTGTAACATTTCATCGTGGTTACTATGTAGTTCTTTTCTCCGTAGAAATTTAGTCCATTGCCGCTGTATACATCCTCTTTGCAGCTTTTAATCTCATAGCAAATGAAGATTCCCTTTTCCAATGCACCAACGGAGCATTGATTCGGCGGTTCAAACTGCATGAAATCTACTCTTCCACCCTTCCCGGCAGTTGTGAACGCGTCAATGCTAACCTCACTCGCCCAGTATTTACCCATGCCGCTAAATCGGTTACTTACAAGCAGTTCTCCAAGAAACCTTGTTGTTTCCGCTCTCTCCATGCTATCCCTCGCTTTCATATTTCACTGCCTTGCTGTAAAACGTCTTAGGGCACATATTACAAGCCTTTGCAGCTTCTTCTATTGTGATTTTCCCCGCTCTCCAATCTTTGTGCATCTGATAGAAGTTCTCAGGTAATGGTATTGATGGTCTTCCAAACTTCACACCTCTTGCTTTTGCCGCCGCAATTCCCTCTGCCTGCCTCTGCCGGATATTGGTTCTCTCATTCTCTGCCACAAAGGAAAGCACCTGCAATACAATGTCACTCAGGAATGTACCCATAAGGTCTTTCCCCCGCCTCGTGTCAAGCAGCGGCATGTCCAACACCACAATATCAGCTTCACGAAAACGTGTGATTCGGCGCCATTCCTGTATAATTTCATCATAGTTTCTTCCCATCCGGTCAATACTTTTTATGTACAGTACATCTCCTTTTTTCAGTTTGCGATAAAGAATTTTATATTTCGGGCGGTTAAAATCCTTACCCGACTGTTTATCCATATAGATATTTTTGTCCTCTATGCCCTGTTTATGTAATGCATCAAGTTGTCTGGCTTCGTTCTGCTCTTTGGAAGAAACTCTGATATAGCCATATTCCATTGTTATCCCTCGCTTTCTGCCAGCTTGGCATGCTCCCATACCATTGTAGATCCATTAGTGGTGCTCCATGATGTTTTGCCATCGTTCCACGCATACACATAATTGTTTTCGAATTTAGCAAAATGTTTTTTCTCCCATTCGTCGCTGCTGCGGCATCTAACATAAATCGGTGTGTCAACAGGAACTTTACTCCAATCAACAGGCGGTTCAATCGGTTCAATCGGTTCGACATATTCGCTGTTCGCCCATTTTCTCGTCTTTATATCACAATCTCTTATTGTGCCGCCATTAAAATTACACTCGTTGCACTGTGCTTTTCTGCAATTTTCCAGCTTTCCATTAACGACGGCAATGTTCCCCCCATTGCACGCGATTTCAATAATCTCTTTTGCATACTTCTCTCTATTTAGCATTGTCCTGCTCCTTTCCATACCGCAACTGATACGGTACTTCTCTGAATCTTTTCAACGCATCCTGGTCCGGGTGCTTTGTCGGCATTGACAAGTTATTATTCATTTTTCCGATAATTGCGCGGCGTTTCTTACCTTCTTTCCACATTTATATCTCCCCGCTCCTTTCATCACGGCCACGATCTCCCGATATTCTCTTTCCCTCTTGGAAATTTCTCGATCAAGTACATCCAACCGTCTAAACAGTGCCGCCGTGTACTCTTCGTCCGTCAGCTCCGTTGTTCTTTTCTTACCTTTTGCCGCAAGTGGCAACCGCACCTGTTCACCGTTATGCATCAGGATCTTAATGATCTCCAATCGCGGCACACAATTTAAATCTGCTAAAATCTGCAACTGGCTTGCTCTGTCCTTTGCGCTGCGGTACTGCCGGCAAATTTCTCCCTCTGTCATATTCACTTCAACCACCTCCCGGTTGTGAATTTAGCACCTGTTTTTCTAATTCGTCATAGTCATACTGACGATGATTAATATTACTAAAAGCATTGCTTTTGCCCTTATGCTCTGTTGCTTTGCCAGGCACATAGTTCTCATCCAGATAATCTACATAGCCACTGTTAAAAAATGTGCTCCCGTACTGTGCTTTCCGCCAGTCGGCGTCCTTCTGCAATTCAAGACTGTAGCGGTCAATCGCTTTAACAAGCCTATCTTCCCCGATTGCAAGTAGCCGTTTCTTTTGGGCATCCGATACCTGTCCTTTGCCTTTTTTGTTCGGATATGCTTTCCACAGACGTTCGAACAACGCTTTGGCATCCGCCAAAGTATTTTTATTATTATCATTAACATTTACAGTAACATTAACATTATCAGTAACAGGGTTATTTTGCTTTTCAGAAAAACCATTTGCTTTTTTTGCTTTCTCTTGTTTTTGTGAAATATCTTTTGTTTTTGGTCTGCCGCCAAGTTTTCCGGCTTCCCGACGTTTCTCAATCTTCTCTAAATATGCGGCAGTGTCACGATCTATCCTTGATTTGATAAAGCTGAATGCCATATTGGTCATGCCGTCCATTTCCGGCAGTTCATCCCCTGACGCGTAACACAATACTGCCGTCAGGAGTGCTCCGCGCTGTTCCATCGTAAGCAGTTTTATATGTTCCAGATACTCCGCATACAGGACAAAGCTGCTCTTTTCATCCGTCAAGACATCACCCCGTTTCCAAGTCCTTAAGAAGCTCTCTCAGTGACATTTTTGCCTGCGCCGGTGTAAGTTCCGTAATGGTAACTTCAATCCTTGGATTGTCCTTATCCACGTTCGTATCAAAGTAAAAATGCGGTATATATTTCTGACCATCATCTTTGATTACCCATGCTTTTTTCAAGCTGTCCTGCACGAACTTGGCGGCACAGGATAAAATATTATCGTTGTCTCTACGGCGGTCTTTTTCATAAAACTGATAGTAGATCAGAACCGGATCCGTGATATGTACACCGGGAAGCTGCTGCCTTATATACCAAATGATAGAATCTTCACTTTTCTTTTTCATTCGTCCACCCTTACGTGGATTCGTCCGGTTTGCGGCTGTATAGTCATTTAAACCATCCAACCGTCCCGGAATCGTAAATTTATACTCCATTGACACCACCCATTCCCGCATTACAGCTTCTTATTTCAAGGATTGTATTATTACTTGGATTCCATCCTTCGACATATTCAACAGCTTCCTGGTATCTCTTGGTTGGAATATTGTTTCTGGAATTGACTCTGAAATAATCCTGAATATCATGATTACACTCAGAAAACACCTTTTTGCTCATTTCCTTATATGCCAGTGCTTTTTTACCACCAAGAACCTCAATCACTCTTTTATTTACAGTTTTCTTTAATTCCTGCTGCTGTTCATAATCAATGGTCATAGTATTTTCAAGATGTGTGATTCTCTCTTCATGTCCATCGATCATACCAAGCTGTACACGCATCATTTCCTGTGGTGTCATCGGTTTTTGATAGGTGCCGGTTCTTCTGATCTGTGGCAGCACTTCCGATGTTACCCAATGTTTAAATCTTTTTGCTGAATCAAGTTTGCTGCCGAAAATCAATGCATATAAACCAGACTCATTTATAATGACCTGATTTGGGTTTCCTCTCCTTTTTCCGTCGGAAATCACGACGGTATTCTTATCCTCATCCATAACATGTGTCGCAAGCGCATCTCTCGTATTTGAATAACCAAGTGCTTCTGCAACGTCTTTCCCAACAAACCACGGCTCTCCATCTATGACAACTGTTCGGATCTCTCCAAACTCTCTATTCTTAAAAATCTCTAACTGGTTCAATAACTTCTCCTTTCCCTCCGGCACCCATCGGCACCGGAGATCATGGCTCTTAATAATACTGTGATATATTATTTTTCACACGAACTGTTTCTTAAGGTGTTTCAACCCTACAAATAACTTTTTCCATATCTCTTCCGGAAAGCATTCCTGGCATCATCCTCGCTCACATCTTTATGTTCTACGATATAATGCTTTTCCCATGCAAGCTGACCGATAATATGCATCAACACACTCATTTCCTTATTACGGTGCACGCTCATGTTCCCCTCATGATGCTCATAGGATAACGGCACCCACAAACCATCTTCGTCCGATATCCGGCGGTTCGCTGTCCCCTCAAAGATATGATGCCTGTGCACGTTCGGCGTGCCGTCGATCATGTCATACCCGGCATATTTCATATCAACAACAATAGAATCTTTCATCTACACCTCCCCGATCAATTCACTTGACCAGATAGGTTTTGTCAGCACCTTTGTAGCCTTACAATAATCGCATACTTCACAACGAATCGGTTTTATCTCTCCATTTTTCAACATAAGAATTGCCGGCGTATTGTGCTCTACCTCCGTGAGTGCTTCATCTAAAAGACTTTGTTCTACTGCAATGAGTTCTATATCTGCCACTTTCTCTTTTGAAATAGCAGCAATAAAAAATGGAAGTTTCTTTCCTGTATTGATCTCAACAACTTTCTGATACACTGCTCCCTGAATGTAATAACCCCATTCTCCAAGGAAGTTAAGAAATCCGATATCATGATGTGGGAAAATCTTTTTTATGCCCTGACAGGTTTTCAGATCCACAATGCATTTGCCTGGATGGTAACTGTCAATTTTGATTTTCCACTTTGCACCAAACATATCCGCTGTCATGATGACCTGTTTTTCGCCACTCATGTACTGCATAAACAGTGCATCCCTTTCACATCTGTTAATCATCTCATTTGCTTTTATATAATCAGCTTTCAGATTTCCATCCTTTTTAAACATGCATGAGTGCTGCGCTTTGAACAAATCAAGCGTTCCTTCGAAGTGTGCATCTACATAAGACCCCATCATAAGTGCAGGTGAATCTTCCATATTTTCCACCCATGTACCATTTAACTTTGCAAGGGCATATTCTTCACAGCCGGGCTTGCCGTATGTACCCATAAAATCTTTATACTGGCTGACAGATAAATACTCTTCATTTGCCTCACGGCTGTAATAATTTTCACTCGTTAATAACATTATCAAATACCTCCGATGCTTCTTTTGCGATCTGTGCCTGTTTAGAATCTGCAAATGGATCCGGCGGAGCCTGCATTGGTGCAGGAGATATATCTTCCAGTTCCCCTTCAACCGAACAACCCATTAATGAATTTGGAATGTGTACTCTTGCGAAAAATGCAGATGCCCGATATGCAAGCATAAGTTCCGGCATGGTTTTCCATTTGCTTCCATTTTTGTCATACCATTTTTCATCTTTTGCCATCTGAATAGTAACTTCTGCCCCATTTACAATTTCCCCGGTATCTACTTTTTCTGCTGATAAAAAGCAGCCCCAAGAATCCGTGTTACGCTCTCCGGTATATACATGATGAACATTTTTAAATTTTCCACTTGCCATAATCATTGATGTGCAAGCCTGTCCACTCCACTGCGGTTTTCCTTGCACCACATAGAGGTTTTGCATAACCATCATTGGACTGACACCCATACGATTTGCCATATCAACAGCAATAGTGCAATCCATTGGCTTTCCCTGATATGCCTGCGGCACCAGAGAAGATGATGCAAACATTTTCCCAATATTAAATAAATTCTGAAATGCTTCTGGATTAGAAAATACATTTGTTGATAACGGACTACTCTGCTCTATTGTCATAATCTCTGTGTTTTCCATTCTCGCACCTCCTATAACGTAACCACTGTCATTGTGTCATCGTCCGTTGTTCTGGTTGCAATAAACTGTAATCCTTTGTCCTTGCATTTCTGATAGAGTTTTTCACGAAGATCCGTTGCCAGTTTCTCAACCCCATCGATCAGGATGATATTTAAACCATTCGGATTCTGAATCGCCACATCAATGCAGAGATCCAGCTTTTCTCCTTCAGACAGATTCGATACCGGTAAGCCGTTAATTAACGGCGTTCCGTTCTCAACAGTCAAACCATCAATCGGGATCGTGCAGTTTGCAAGGATTTCCCCAGGAAGCGTTCTCGCTTTCTCAATCTTGTCCGTAAGCTCCTGTGACTGTGCCTGCATTTCCTCAATTTCACTCTGCAGGCGGAGCATTCTTTTATATTCATTGATATGAGACTGCATTTTTTCAATCTCCTGTGCCTGCTCCTGCAATGCTGTCACATCCTGTGGCTGCTTGTCTGCATATTCTGCATACTCGGCGATCTCTGCATCAAAACGTGCCACATTCGCTTTGTAAGTCTGTTCGATGACTTCCAACTTATCTGATTTCTTAGATGCAAGCTGTTCTTTTTCTGTCTCATAAGCTCTAATCTGTTCATTTAAAGATGCAATGGATTTATCAATCTGGTTTGCACGGTTAGCAATTTCACGATCCAGTGCTGTGATCTCAATCTCGCGATCAGCGTCAAACTTCCTAATCTTACTATCGCGACCGTCTCTCAACAGTTTTGCTCTCTCGATGGTCTGATTTTCTTTCTGCATACGCTCGATCTGACGATAAATATCTCCGGCGCTTGCCTGTTCCCATTTTTCAACGTCATATCCAACTGGGATACCATTTGCGATCTCTTCCACAAAAGCTTTTTTATTTCTGATATCACGGTCAATATTACGGCGGTTCTGATAATAATCGCCGTTCTCTGCCTGAATATCATTCAGCACAGAAAGAATGTTCTGATCGTAAGAAACCCACGCCGGAATCTCCCCGAACCACTCCTTGATTTTGTTCATATCCCACGGATACTCGATCATATCAAGGATGATCGCATTCTGCTGCTTTTTATCCATGTTCATAAACTCGATAGGATTCAACTGCAACGGTGTGAATAATTCCTTTAAAAACGCTTCTGGACTTCCTACCTCTAAACCATCTCTTTTCACTGACTTATAAGGTGCCTTTCCTATTCTGACCTTACGATCAATGGAAAGTCCGGTATCCGTTTCAACGATAATCTCGCCCTCGTTCTCTCCCTTATGTACGATATAGTCGCGATCACTCTTATTGGTAAGCGCGTACTTAATTGCATCCAGCACAGAACTCTTGCCTGTACCATTTTTACCGGACAGCTCTAAAGAACTTCCATCTGCCTCATACTCTCTGATTCCGAAAAGATTCTTGATTTTAATTTTTGTAATATTACTCATGCTTGATCTCCTTTAATATCTGTATTCTCTTGTCACTTTGTCCCCATCGTTCTCAATCATGATGGATAATTCTGTCTCAGTATTGAGACAAAACCTGCTTCTTATATCTCCGTTGGATGTACAGACAATCGCTGCCACTCCCTCAACGCCGATTTCTTCTAAAACCTCACTCAAATGCTGCAACTCTTCAATAAGATTTTCCTCATCCTTACTGCACAACTTAATTTTTGACACTTATAAATTCCTCCATTTCCATCTGCGTCCAATCCGTTGCCCGGACCATCCGCTCAATCTGTTTTTCGCGCTTCTGCCGTTCTGTCTCCCCGGTTATGCAGTCATCACACACTCCGTTACGACCTTCGCCCGGATCCATGGAACAGCCACAGCGTTTGCATTGTTTCTCATACATTGACACAACCTCAATTCCAGTGTTACAATAAACGCAGAAATACTTGGTATTTCCACGATTGAAATAGCACCTGTACTCGCCAAAGTTATCAGGGTGCTATTTTTTTATCCTCGATCAACACCATATCCCCATCCAGCTTGTCCGCCTGATGAAAATAAAACATCTCGATCTGCATCTCTCTTCTGCGCTCCGACAGAACTCTCAATCCATATCCAGCTCCGGCGATAAATCCGCCAAGGATACAGACTGCTCCGGCATAGTACATGTAAATGCCGTCACTGTCGAGACAGCACATGGCAAGCATTGATATAATCCCGCCGGTTGCCATGATGATTTTAGATAAACGTCTCACACACTACCACCTCCCCGATCCTGCAATCTTGCATCTCCATTTTTCAAAATTCTCCGTGTCAAATACTATCGTACTATTCGGTTTTGCAGGGTTCATTTTCCACGCATATGTCTGCCCTTTTCGACGGAACGCGTAAAGTAAAAATTCCCTTGGAAACCCCATCTTTTCAAGCTCTGTTGCTTTCATTACTGGTTTTGGATAATTCATCCAGCCACCTCCCTACTTTACCGGAATCCCGATCACACTCTCCATCAGATCAATGTGATCTACGGTTATATGTAACTCGGTATGCGGATCATGGTTCTTTTTCAACCAGTCGACTACCGGCTTACACAGTTTTTCTAACTCTTCTGCTTCGCTCATATTTCTCCTTTCTCTCTGCTGTCCTTTTTACTAAATTTGTGTTATAATCCCCTTAAAGTAAGGAGGTTTATCATGTTTAAAAATTACGAATCTTTCTGCACATTCATCCAAAATCTCTTTGATCTGGTTGAAACATGCCGTGATCTGCAAACTATTGAAATTACAGGTTATACCCGCAAAGACATTGATGAAATCACATATCAATGTATAAAATCCGGCTATATTTTAAATGTCGATACTTATAGAGACGCCAACGGCGATCCTCATTTTGATGCAATCGGCAAGCCTTGTATTTCTATCGCTGGATATGAATTTTTAAACAACTTACGTTCCAATGTTGCACTAAAGAAAGCGCAACATGCTGATATTAAAGGCTGGATTTCTGTTGGTATTGCTTTTTTAGTTCTTGTGTGGAACGTTGTTTCTCCCTTTTTACTTAAGAAATGATGTCACAACTGATAAAATAAAAATAAAAATCGAAAATCCTAATGCAACATTGGAAAGTATCTCGCTGGAATGATTGTCATCTACTCCCCAACCATCGTCTTTCTTCTTTTTCACTCTTCTCATCTCCCTTCTATTGAACTGGTGTTGTGGTATCCTCTAAGAAATAATCAATGGATACACCGAAGTATTCCGCAAGGATTTTCAATTTATCGACTTTAGGACTATATTTTCCCTGCTTCCAGTTCGTTAATGTGGATGTGGAAATTTTTGTATCTTTCGATACTTGATACGCTGTTTTCCCTGTTTTTAACAGTAATTCAGCAAATTTTTTGTACAAATTTACACCTTCTTTCTATTGATATAATATTGACACTAGCTAAGTTTTCTTATATAATCAAGTTACCAGCTAAATCATATAGAAAACTTAGTGTATCTTTTACTTAGCTATGTTTCCTAAGTTGTTTTTAGTATAGCTTAGTTTTCATAGTCTGTCAAGTATTAGTTTTAGTTTTCATAGTCTTTTTTTGAAAAGGGGAATTAAAATGTATGAAATATTTGAGCTATTGCTAAAACAAAATGGTGTAACTACATATCAAGTAGCAAAGGCAACCGGCATTTCTACCGCTTCATTTACGGGATGGAAACAGGGAAAATGGAACTTTAAAGCAGATAAACTCCAAAAGATCGCTGATTATTTTGGCGTTTCTATGGAATACTTAATGACCGGAAAAACTTCTCCTGATAAGAAAGAACCGCAACTTAAACCAAAAGACGAAAAGGATATCAGAGTCATCCTGTCTAATACAGAACAGTTATTAAAACAACCTGGGCTTATGTTTGAAGGACATCCTGCAAGCCAAGAATCTATTGATTCTATACTTTCCGCTATGCAGGTCGGAATGGAAATTGCAAAGAAAAAGAATAAGGAACTTTACACACCCAATAAATATAAAAAGGAACAGTGATTTTAATGGATATACATAGTTTCACAGAATCTATTGTAAAAAAATATCACACAAGAGATCCATTCAAGATTATCAGTGCACGAAATGCGATTTTAATATATGCTCCACTTGTCGACGTTCGTGGATTCTATCAATATTTTCAGAGAAATAACATTATATATATTGATGAGAATTTGCCTGAAAAGGAAAAGCTATTTGTCGCAGCACATGAACTGGGTCACATGCTAATGCATAAAGGTACAAATGCTGTGTATATGGATACACATACTTGCTTTAATACAAATAAGTTTGAGATTGAAGCAAATACATTTGCTGCTAACCTATTAATACCTGATGACATTATTATAGAAAATAATAACATGACAACAGAACAACTTTCTCGTCTAGTCGGATATGAAAAAGCTTTGATAGAATTAAGGTTAAAATCTTATATAGTTTAACGACTTAATTTGTAGAGTTTTCTACATTTATATGTTATATTAACTAAAAACACAGAAAGAAGGTATATTATGGGATTATTTGGAAAAAAAGAAACATGTTGCATATGCAATCAAAATGAGGGCACCAAACAATTATCTAGCGGAATGATCTGCAAAGCATGCATGAATGATTGCGGTCCTTTCTTGGGAGCATTAAATTGGAAAAACAGCTCTCCTGCTCGGGTTCATGAAGCCATTGCCGTTAATGCAAAAAATAATGAACGTCTTAGCATATTTAAAGTTGATAATTCTGTTCAAAAATATATAGAACTTGATGAAACAAATAAACTTTTAAGATTTCCTCAATTTTTATCTACCATAATATTTTCATATGATGAAATTATTGAATATGAACTATTACAGGATGGCGAACAAATTACTAAAGGCAGTCTTGGTGGCGCTGTTGTTGGAGGTGCGCTTTTAGGCGGCGTTGGTGCAATCGTTGGAGGAAATATAGGCCAAAAGAAAACCCGGAAAGAAATTTCCGAATACAAAATTAAAATAACTACAAAAAATTCTTTTTGCCCAACTATATATATTAACTTTCTACCTGCTGGAAAAGTTAAATCAGACAGCCTTACATTTAAATTATATGCCGGCAACGCACAAAGTGTCCTGTCATTATTGGCTATCGTCACTAATTGTGCAACAAACTCTACTGGCTCTGATTCGATCAGCGGTGCAGATGAAATTATGAAATACAAAAATTTATTCGACCAAGGAATTATCACAGAAGAAGAATTTAATGCAAAGAAAAAACAGATATTATCCTTATAAAGATTATCACTAATGTAAAAACAAGGGAGTATCTATGAAAAAAGCATTTTCCATTATATTAAGAATTATTTGCGGTTATTGTGGAATCGTCTTTCTTTTGGGCGCTTTGGGTGGAGTTATAAATTGCTTTCTGAATTCTTCTGAAATAATCGCGTATTTAATATTGTCTATATTTTGTTTTGCCATTGGATTTTTATTAACACGTTTTGCGTTTGGCAAACAAAAAGTAAGCACTCCTTCGCAAAATCTTACTAGTCCTGTGACCAATGACACTCATCAGCTGAATATCAACAGTGTTCCTGATAATATTTCAACAACTATGGAAAATTCTTCATATCCTATTGAAACCAGATATGAAGAAACAGATAAATCTCCTGACATAACACCTCGAAATCAGCGCTCTAACTGCAATTGCAATGGGTGTTCCAAGCAAAATGTTTGCGAGTATGGATATATTATTTATGATGAATTTACAAAAGAAAGGTTAACACTAGCAGATAAATTCATCATGTTAAATGCTTTTAATATGGATTCTTTTAAACCCTATATTGACTGTTCTATAGACATCATTTGGAATATACAAGACTTACACGATTCCGAAAAAATTAACACTTACCCCAAAGATGTAATACAAAATACTCTTTTTTATTTGCAAGAAGAAAAGAAAATATATTTAGCTTATGGGAAATGTGGTCGTGCTTATTTCAACTTTATGAATATGAATGGACCGATTAATAATTTAAAATCTATTCTTAAAGTACTTAAAACTCAAACATCCACATAAACCATTTTTAATAAATAAAAACCGCCCCTGCGAACCGGACACCAGTCAACAACAGGAGCGGATGCGTGCTCCGAAGATACACGCCCTAAGCAAGCATATTGTATCATTCGGAGCAGCCAAACGCAAGCGGAACACCAGTTCTCTGCTGGCTGTTATTTTTATACCCAAAAACTCCTCGAAATCGAGGTGGATAGAAGAAAGGATGGTACATATGGCAAAAGCAAAATACATTAAAAACTCCCGTGGCGAGTATGAAACCAAGATCTGGGATGGTACTTACAATGCAGATGGCAGTAAGCACCGCAAACGTCTCGTCTCAAAAAAATCCAGTGCTGATCTGGAACGACAGGTTAATCAGTTAAAAAGTGAAGTGGAAAACGGTCAGTACGTTCAGGGAACCGACGTGACTTTTTTAGAATATGCACGAAGTTGGCTCCTCACAAAAAAGGCTGCCCGTGAAATGAATACTCGGAAAATGTATGAAAATATCATAGAAACACATCTATCCTTTTTAGAGGATGTCCGTTTATGTGATATTCGAAACAGCCACTTCCAGTTAGCTATCAACAATGCACTGAATAAGCCGCGGACTTGTGAACAAATAGAAGTTACTTTTAAACAGATCATGAAAATGGCTGTAGCTGATAATTATATCGGCGTCGGAATGTATAATAAAATTTGTGCGGACATCAATCTGCCAAAATATGTCAAAAAAGAAAAACGTCCTCTCACGCCTAAGGAAAAAGAAGCTATTTCAAAGGCAGATTTCACAAACAGGGAGAAAGCGTTTATCTATATCATATATTCCTGTGGATTACGCCGTGGGGAAGCTCTGGCGCTATCAAAATTCGACTTTAAATCGGAAGGTGGCAAATACTCCGTCTCGATCACAAAAACGCTTATTTTCCCGAAAAACACGTCGGAGATCAAGCAGATGCCAAAAAGCGATCATGGATTTCGGTCTGTTCCAATCCCGGATACTACCGCAGCCTTCTTAAAAGAGTACATCTCTACTCTTCCTGGTACATATCTGTTTACCTGTCGTGACGGATCAAACATGACACATTCCGCTTATGTAAAAATGTGGGCGTCTATAGTAAAGAAAATAAATTATGTTGCAGGCGGTACTGATGCTTTTCCTGTCGTGTCCGGTCTGACTGCACACATCTTCCGACACAATTACTGCACGAACCTGTGTTACCAGGTGCCGGCGATCAGTATAAAGAAAATTGCTCAGCTAATGGGAGATACAGAAAAAATGGTACTGGATGTATATAATCACATCATGGAAGAAAAAGAAGATGCCGCAGCCGTTGTAAATGATGTTTTGGCAATCTGATTTGCGGACACGATGCGGACATTAGGGTCAAAAAACACCTTGCGGACGCAATGCGGACATTAAAAACCATCAACTTTTGATTACTTTTTACTACTTTAAAAATCACAAAAAAATAGCGGAAAGCCTTGATTTTACTGGCTTTCCGCTATATTCATCTTAATGAGACATCGGGGATTCGAACCCCGGACAACTTGATTAAAAGTCAAGTGCTCTACCAACTGAGCTAATATCCCATATTTTTCTTTTGAATGCCCAGTTCCGGAATCGAACCAGAGACACGAGGATTTTCAGTCCTCTGCTCTACCAACTGAGCTAACTGGGC